GCCGTCGCGGCCGTCGTGATGGCCGGTGCTGACCTTGCCGTGGCCTTCTTCGCGCACCTTGCACGTGACCATGGGATATTCAGGCGCCGCGCCTTGCTCGACTTCGCGTTTAAAAACAGGCATGTTTGCTCCATAGAAAAAGGGCGACCCTTTCGAGCCGCCCTCAGTGGTTTTGGTACGCTACGCTTACGCTTACGAAAGGTCGTTGATCGAGGCCGAGGACTTCTCGTTCAGCGCCTTCAGGGTGGCTTCCGCCACCAACTGCTTGCGCTTGGAGTCGCCGGTGATGGCCAGGTCAGAGGTCTGGAGCGAGCGCAGATACGCCAGTTCCCAATACGCCGGGTCGATGATCAGCACGTCGCGGGTGAGGCCGAACTGGACCGGCACGGTCGTGATCTGACCGAAGTCGCCGATATAGACATCCGCCGCGCCGACGATGGTCGCTTGACCGCTGCCAACATCCTTGCGGATATCGGCGATGCCGGTGAAGCTGGAGAACACCTGCTTGTGCGTCGCCGACATCAGGGCCAGCTTGGGACCGCTGGCGCCGTTCGTGAAGGCCGAGGCCAAGACGGTTTTCAGCAGCGCTTCCGTGAAGGTGCGCTGCGTGCCGTTGGTCGCCGCGCCTTGTCCGCCCGAGTACGAGCCGGACGAACCGCCCGAACCGCGCGAGACGTTGGACGACATCCAGGCCAGGGCGCCGGCAAGTTGCGGAGCCGTGGTGTCATCGCCCGTGATCGCCGCCAGGTTGGCGAGCAGCGACATTTCCATGTCGTTCAGCAGGTTTTCGCCCTTGTAGAGCACCTGGAAGGACATTTCGTTCGGACGGCCGGCGCTGTCCACCGCCTGTTGGGTGTTGGTGACCGACGCACATTCCTTGAAGATTTGCGTGCGGTTGCCGATGCGGGTGGTGGTGATGGCCGCGGTGGCGGTCGTGTCGTCGCCCTGGACAGCCTTGTTGGTGTTGACCGGCGTGCGAAGGGTCGACTTCTGCCATTCGGTGAAGGTCGCCTTGCACGTGCCCTTTTTGATGTTCTCCTGGAACGGGCGCATGGTCGTCGCGATCTTGTAGATCACATCGGCCAGGTCTTCGCGGTTGCCAACCGCCTCGTAGGTGGCAAGGGTATTGGTGGGGAAAGCCATTGGACTAGAATCCTAATTTGGAAATCAGGTTCGCCGCGGTATCTATGTCCCGCGTCTGGGCGAGCCGATTGCGAAGCTGTGTCACCTCGCGTTGTTGGGATGTGCCCGTGCTGCGACCGCTCGCGCCTTGCGGGGCGATCTTGGCCGGTGCTGTGGTTTTCGCGACTGGCGGAGTGATGGGCTTGGCCGCGGCCTTTGCCATCATGTCGTCGTACAGTCGGGCCTTGTTCAGGATGACGAGGTGGTCAGCTTCGGCGAACATCAAGTCCTCGGACTTCACGCCGTTCTTCACCGCATAATCACCGAGGGCCTTGAGATTCTCGGGTGTCTTGATCAGGTCCGGAGCGATCTCAGCGAGACGCGCCGCCTGTTCTCGCGCGAAGGACGCCTGCGCAACACGTGTGGCCTCAGCCTGCGCGGTCATCATCTTCTCAAGCGCGATCTTTTCAGCGTTGTACTCGGCCAAGAACGTGTTGGCCTCGGCCGGATTTACCCGCGCCCAATCGGGGAAGGCGTTCCAGTCGATATCCTTGTACTTGGCCTCGAACGCGGCCATCTTGTCCGGCACGATGCCATCCAGTTTGGCTGCGATCTGACGAACGCTTTCGACTTCCGCCGCAGCGGCCTTGCGGGCCTCTATGGCGGCGGTCTTTTCCTTCTGCACAACGGCCTCGCGCTTGTCCTCCTGCGCCCTGACGATGGCTTGCATGTCAGGGGGCAGTTTGGTGAACGCCGCTTTGGCGTCCGCGTCGTACCATTGCGGGGCTTCGACGGGTTCGACGGCCTCAACCGCTTCCTCGTCATCTTCCGCACCTTCCACCGCTTCGGCCTCAGCCTCTGCGGGTTCAGGTGCGATCTCTTCGGCCGGCGCCTCAACGGGCGCGGCAGCAGGTTCTTTCGGTGTCTCCGCAGCCGGTTCAGGCGCAGGGTTGATCATCGCGTCCACCATGGCGGCGGCAGCGTCCAAGGACATAGGTCCATCGGTCATGTCAGTTTCTCATCTTCTGCTTGAAAGCGTCCATGGCCGCAGCCATGTTCTGCTGGCGTGAGTAGGTCTCGACCATCGTCATCGCCGCATCCAACCCCTTGACGGAGTGGTAGAAATATTCACGGGCCTCGTAGTCTTCAGGGCCGGATTTGATAATCTGATCCATCAGGGCCTCGCGCACCTCGGCGCAGGCTTCCCGCAGGATCGGCAGACTGTTGACCGCCCGCTGCGCACGCTCCATCGCCTCGCCGGACAGGTTACGATCTGGGGAGACGGGCTTTTGCCACCATTTCCAGGTCATTGTATGAACCACGCGGTGCCGTTGCGCTTGTCCCAAGGCGCAATCCAGCGATACGGATTGCCCCCATACCGCCTGACTGTTCGGTCGTAGAGAACCCCGTTGTTGCCGATCTCTTTGGCAATACCCACCGCGTTCGCGCCGCCGAGATAGGCCTTGCGCAAGACCTCAAAGTAGTGCGTGTAGATAAGCGGGCCGCCTTCGTTCATGACATAGACATAGGTCTCGCTCATCCCGGCTCTCCGCCTACCTTGACGCTGCTGGCAATGCGCGTGTCCGCCTCTATCTTGGCCATATGCTTCTGCCAGTCGTGCGCCATCTGCTCGCGCTGCAAGGCAATGTTGGCGTCAATCTCGTACTGCTTGAGCCGCGCTTCCTCGGCCAATTGCTCACGCTTCAACTGCAATTCGGCCGCAGCCTGGTCGCGCTTGTACTGGTCCTCGCGCTCGATCTGCTGCTGCTTCAGCGCTAGTTCATCCTGCTTGGCCTGGTGGTCGGCCACGGCCTGCGCCTCGTCCAGTTGACGTTGCTGCTCGGCCTGCTGCGCATCCATCTGCATCTGTGCCTGTGCGATCTGACCGTCCTGCTGCACCTTCATGAGCGCGGGGTCGGGCGGCGGCGTCTGCTGCGGAGGCTTGAACTTGCTCGGGTCACTGACGAACTGTTCCGGCGACCGCAGGCCCAGCTTGTCGAGCACGAACATGGACGACTTGTAGAGGTTTTCCTTGCTGATCAGCGGTCCATCCGGCAACGCCTGGGCTTCCAGCAGTTGTGCCTGGATCGCAGCCAGCTGCTGGCCAACGATGATGTCATGGTCCCGACCGCCGGCGCCCACACCGATCTGAATCGTCATGTCGTCGCGTTGGCGCCACGTCGACGGGTCGATGTCCACCCACTGGTCTCGCAAGCGGATCGTGTCCCGCATGGACGCGCCGGTCTCACGGATGGTGGCGTGCAGGTTGACCAGGAAATCCTTGTACCCCGTTTCGGCAAAGACACGCGCGATCATGCGCAGGCGCTTTTGCGCATTGCCTGCCAACAGCTCAAGGCCGCCCTTGGTATCGTGCAGCGTGTCCGGGTTCAGGCCCTGCGCGTTCCTGACGATGCCGGTGCGCTGCTCCGCAACCGTGCTGAAATACTCCAGATGCTCCAGCGGGTCGTAGTTCAGCGCGCCCGACGTGACCGGCGTAATCGTCCCCGCCACACGAACGCGGATCGGCCGGCCCGGGTCGTTGTTCAGCAGATCGTCGATCGTGTAATCGTTGACGCCCGTGTCAGCCACTTCCATGCGCTGGTTGAGCGCGAAGTAGCCGCTGTCCAAAGCCATGCGCATCAGCGATGACTTGATTTTCTGGATCTCCATCAGCTTGTCGGCGATGGAATCACCATAGAACCGGTGTGGATTGATGTAGGGCGTGATCGCAGCCAATTGGATGCGCGACACTTCATCGATATCGATCAGGACTGTGGTATAGCCCTTGCCGCCCGTGACCACCTGATAGACGCAGAAGGCGTTTTCGTCCTCCTCCCACACGCGAACGTAATGGCGGTATATCTCGACCTGACGCAGCACGTCATGGGCCTGCCCGATCACCTGCGATTCCGCCACGGTGTCCCGCGCGTATGCCTCAAGCGAGTTGTTCAGGTTGTTCCACGGCGGCAGCTTCTCGATGGCCTCCGCGTCGTAGCCAATGGCCAACAGGTCCTGTGCACGCGGCCTGGAGCGAACGCAGCAGTAGGTTGCCGTAGACAGCGTGCGCGTATCCGGCGCAACGGCCAAGTCCTCAGGCGCTATCGACTCGATGACAACACGGCCCTTGGCATTGGCGGGCCGGAACTCATACGAGAACGTCGGCAAGCCCTGTTCGTCATCCTCGCCACGCTGGATGTTGTCAACCGTGCCTTCGCTGTGCGCCTTTACCATATCGACAAGGCTCTTGCCGGTGTGCTCCTCGGTCGGCGGCTCGTACTCGCCTTCCCAGCGCCATGAGAACACGCCCGTCTTGCACGTCAGCGCGTCTTTGAACGCCTCGTAGATGGCCATCCAGCCGCTGTTCTTCGTGAACAGGACGTGGCGAAGGTAATCCGCCTCCTGCTTTGCCGCGGCCACGTCGTCCTGATTGACCGGCTCGAACGCCACCACGTCGTCAGACCCGGTGAAGATGTCCATCAGGTCAGGCAACGCCGTCTCTATCGCGTCGGCAACGTCCATTGAGACCATCTTCGAACGCCCGGCCAACTCCATCACTAGGTCGGGCATTTCGCCCCGGATGTAGTTCAGCGCTTTCTCGCGCTGTTCGACAAGTTCGCCAGCGTTTACGTTGTCGAAGCCGATGCTGCGGGCGCACTCCGACTGGACCAACTTGAGGATTTCCTCCTTGCGGTCGTCGGAGAGTTCGGTTTTTTCAGCCACTAAACTATCCCATAGCTCGGCATTTTCAGCACCTTCGGTCGGTTCGTCGGCTTCTCGTAGGCAACGCAGCCAAGGCCAAAACTGTCGGCCGCGTGTGAGGACCAATCGTGCTCGGGTCCAAGCCCAACCGCACGTTTGTCGTCCCTGCGCTCGTGGTAAAATGACAGAGCCTTGCGCCCGTCCGCCGTCTTCACGGCGTCGAACAGCATACGCGGGAACAGCCGGCGAGCCGCTTCAATGCGCTTCATCGCGGCCCCCTTGCCCTGGTTCTCGATGACTACGGTATCAAAGCCCGCAGACCTCAGGTGATCTTCAAATCTTGTGGCCAGGACGGAATCGCGTTGAGCGCCGTCGTGCGGAAGAACGCATTGCGCTTTGCCCCAGCCTTTGCGCCGCAGTTCATCCACATAGTATGACAAGGGTTGACCCTGGCCCTCGATGTAATCGAGCCAGTGTATTTCCTGGCCCACCCATTGAGCCAGCCAGATCGACATGCTGTCAGCAACGCCGAGGTCCCAGAACGCCCGCACCTGCAACATCGGATCGTGATGCAGCCGGATAATGCGCCCATCGACCGAGGCTTGATGCAGGTGGTCGCCGTAGTAAGCGCCCTCGACAGCCGCGTCAAAGTCGGTTTCCATTTCTCGCTGGTACTCGTTGCGGCTCAACTCGGCCCGCAGCGCTTCCAGTTCCTCAGGCGCGATTATGCCGGTCTCCGATGCCTTGAGACGTAGGGAGAACCAATCAGCGTCCGCCTCGGCCCTTTCATAAAGCTCAGCAAAGGCATTACGACCCTTAGGCGTACCGATAAAGACAGCCCACCCTTTACGGTCTGCCAACGCAGGACGTATAACTTCAGACCACGCCGCGGGCGCCATGTCGGCGTACTCATCCAGAACAACACCATCAAGATAAATACCGCGCAGACGATCATAGTTGTCAGCCCCGTAAAGACGGATGCGAGAGCCGTTCGGCAGATCGACCCGTAATTCGCTTTCGTTGATCGACGCGCCAGGTATAGGCGCTACGGCGCGCTTGAGGTACGTCCAGGCCGCGTCCTTTGCTTGCGCGTAGTATGGTGCAACATAGGCGTAGCGGCCATCAGGAAGCTTGCAGCGCAGCGCAGCGTCCACAAGGTCATAGATCGCGGCGACTGTCTTCCCTGCCCGCCTGTGAGCCACCACGACGCTAAAGCGCTGCACCCTGCGGTGGAACGGTCGAAACTGCGACCGCGCCTCATAGCCGAGGCTAATCTCCTGAACGCTCGACACCGGACTTGATCACAAACTGAACCGGGCCGCCGCCCTCGCCTGACACCTGCAAAGGCAAAACCTTGCCGACCAGAGTCATGAATGCAGTCGGGTTTTCGTCCGCCTGTCTCGCGAGGTAGTCGACGCCACCCACACGCGACAGGGCGGTCAGGATCATCTCCTTGACCTCACCAGTGGTTTTATTTGGCGTGCCCTTTTGTCTGCCGCCCGTCTTTGTACCGGTGGCCATCTATTTTCCCCTACTTTAGACCCTCAGGCCTGTTCGAGAAAGCGACACGTCTGCCCGCAGGCATGATGTCACCTATGTGTTAGATTACGTTTTTCACACCCACATGCCTCAGGATCGCGCCAACCATGCCCGGCCCTTCAATGCGCACGGTCAGGTCCGGATACATCGCGAGGTAGTTGCGCGCGTCCTCGACTTCGCAGGCCCAGGTCGTTGTGGTGTGGAAATCCTGCTCGCCAACCGTGACCGTGATATCCTTGGTCGTGTCATGCGCTTGCGGGACGGCGTGGTCATGACCGTCGATGTAGCAGCAGTCCCAGCCGTAGACGGTGATGTCACGATAGCCCATGCTGTACAGCAGGCCGAGCGAGCAGATGGTGATGCTGACGGCGGTAGGCACCTTCGGCGCGTCTAGGTGATCGGTTGAGCAATCGCCGACGTGCCACACATCGACCATCTCTGCGTCAAGCGCGTCGAACACGACAGGGTGGCACTTGCTGGCCAGCAGGTAGTTGACCGCCCTCCCGTTACCAAGGAAGTCGGCGACCAGTTCTTGCGGGTCGCACGCGATCCAGTAGTACCACATCCGGTGAAGCTTGAGTGCGCCGTTCAACGCGACGGACGGATAGTAGAGCGGCACATCCTTCGCACTCGGCCCGTTGGCGTAGACGCTGATCTTGCCGTCATGCGCCGGCCGTTCTTCGACCATCGGAAGACCGCGCTTCAGGTTGTCATCAACCCGGTTGCGTAGTTCGTCGTCGTCAAAGCCGGTCTGCACATCGAACTGGACCGGGGCGAAACCGTCGTACATCAGCCGCCCTTGATCACGCGCCAGTTCGCCGAGCCGTCCGACTGGAAGATCGAGCCGGTGTTGGCGGTGAGCGTGAACGCCGCATTGGCTGAGCCACCCTGAATGCTGGCGCCGGTCGCCGGGTAGACCTTGCAGTTGACGGCCGTGCAGTTGAACAGCGTCAGGCCTGTGCTGTCGGTCGTGTTGGTGATCGTCGGCAGACGCACGCCGCGCGAGCTGGTGCTAACGGTCGTGATATGCTTGACCGGGTGAATCACTCCAAGCTGGGTTGAGCCGGACTGGCTGTTGGAGCCAGCTGCAGCGATGCCGGTCATGGCCTTGAGCACATGGTTACGGGAGGACGCCATATCGGGACCTTTCGGTGAGCACAGATTGTGGGGGATGTGGACGTGAAAAAGCCCCGTCACCTTGGAAGGCGCGGG